TGGACTGGTCGATAGTCGATGTAGTTTTGAAGCCTGTAGAATTTTCCGCTGTCGGGGTCGGTGAATGATGGGATATCCTCGTACAGAACACCGTTGACTGTATAACTTTCGGGTGTGACCGGACCAAAGTCACTATGGTCATAATATGTGTAATGTACAGCAACTGACCATGTGTCTGGATCTCCTACCGGGGTGACGAACTCACTGTCAACATATACAATACCTACGTTGTATGAGTGTTGTCTTTGTCCATTATCGATAATAACAAATTGATCTATATCCTGAATTTCATCACCATGTATATCCACGACTCGACTGACATCGATGACATCTGCTTTTGATAATGTGAATTGGACATACTCTTTCCCATTGATGTTCTTTGTTGTTGTGGATGTTCTCTGGTCTATTATCTGCGCAGAGGCTTTTTTTCTTACTTGGGAATCGGCTTGCCCATGATCAATAGGTCGCAAGATAACATCATATAAAATGGAATATGTTCCGTCAGTGATGGGTGGATCAAATTGCACAGTGATGTGTGTGTGGTAATCTGGGTCTACTAGTACCGTTACATTCGGATCAATTTTAGCATCCGCACCTGCCGATAGGGTTCTAATAACGATTGGATTACCATCACCAGACACCCTATAGGGTGACGTAAATGTGTGATTCGGGGCGCCGTCGTCTATTTGAAACGTACGGTGAACTTGGGTGGTTAGTTGGGTGGTTCCTGCTTGTCCAGACACAACACCATTTTCAGAAATGGTTCCATTAGATGCAGTTGGGAACAGGAGAGATCTTATGTTTGGACTATGTGGACCTACATTGTTGGTGTCAGCAATGTAAATGGGGAGTGTTTGAATCGGCGAGGCAACTCCGTCTAGTGGGTTGAGTCGGATAGCATTAGTGATATTCTTACCAGATAACATTTCGATGTTATGAACATATAGTCTATACTCAGCATTCGGAGTACCAGTGTTTGCAACACGAAGAGCAAGGACATTACAATATCCCAGAGCCTCCTGGCCAGACGCTTGTATTTCATATCTATCACCTCTCACAAGTCGCACTGCTATACCATCTGGGTCGGTAGAGTTCGCGTTTTGACCAATAAGTGAGGTGGTTTTGTCTACGACAAAGTAGTTTCCGAGGATGGTGTCGAAGGGTTCAGAAATTACCCTATGAATGTCTCTTGCCTTGTCTACTGAAAGGAAGAGAGTGCTTTGGGTATCGATTTCAAATCCACTAACATACGACTTGTGTGGTTCAATACCAACAGCAAACTTGTTTGGGTCTGCTGGTGCAAATGCTGTTCCATGTTCAACAACCCGAATTTTTGGAGTCGTTACTGTGTAGTGACCAGACTCATCATATGTTCTTCGTGCAAGAGCCTCTTCGATCTCAGAATAATCTGAATAAAGAACCTTCTTGGTTGTGTTTCCATCTACAATTCGAACCAATTCCAAGAAACTCTCGGATGTGAACACAAGATTAGATGCATCACCAGCCAGTGCCGTGAATGTTTCGAACTTCATGACCAGATCGATCTTGAATCGATCTGATCCGGGTGCATTGAAGTTGTAGAATCCAGCAGCAGGATCTCTTAGCGTTTCATCCTGAGTTGCGTTGATGATAATCTTATCGACTCGGAAACCAACGGTTGCTGTGGGATTGCTGAATACCCGAATGCCCTCGTCGCTGGTGTTGTATGGAATCGTAGTCTGGCCAGACGAGTACACAAAATATCCATCAACATAGAAAACACCTTCAGCAACAGAAATCTGAATGGCATCTGTCCCGTTCGTCGCAGCATTACCCACCCCACTCGCTGTGAAGTTGCCGACAATACCCAGATCAGAAACTCGGAGTGTGTCCAATTCTGCAATGTCACCAACCATAAGTGGTTGATAGACGATGATCTGGTTGTCTTCTAGGCCCGAACCATCTGCTTTTATTGTTGAGTCAATGACATAAATAACCTTCCCGAGTTTATCAGTTTTTATTTCCTCGCCTTCAGCATTGTAAACAACCCTGAGAAGATCTTTTCCTACCAAATCGGATATATCACTAAGGGAAGTGTCTTCGCTGACTCGAACGTAATGAGCAGAAGACTCACCAATTTCTCCACCCAACACAATAGAACCATTCTTGAACACATGAGAACCAAATCGCTCGATCTGCCCTTGGAGCATTGATTGGAGTTGGGTGAGTTCTCTAGCCTGAACTGCATATCCAGGCTTGAACAATGACTTCAGGAACCCCTTCGACAACGAATAATCATCGTAGTATGGATGTGAGTCAAATAGGAGTGGGATGTGTGATCGCGTTTCCATTACTGCTCCTCTAGAAGTCTAGAACGACTCTTAGCATTTCTGTTTGCTCTGGGTGTCTTGTGATCATTTCGGTATACTCTGAATGTAGGATAATGCCTGTGCCGGGGACAAGACCGGGTGCGTCGATTGTATTTATACTGGCCGTCACACCCCCACCGATAGTAACTATTTCTCCGATGGTATACCCATGCTCTTCTCCCCAAGTGCTACCAGTAATCCCGGTAACATAGAGATTGGCTGTTGTTCCTGCTGACGTTGTGTCAGAGAATACTAAGGTTCCCGTAGACCCAGATGCTCCATGAATTATATCGTCTAGACTCACTTGTGGTGGAGAGATTGTATCGGATCCACCCATCACTATTTTGAGGGTGGTCATTAGGCTGTAGTTGTTTGTATTGGTTCCTAGATATCTGTCTTCTTGGAACTGGAATGTTGATTTGCCTTTGTTTGCGGATGACAATGCACCACTCCCTGCAAAGTCCCCAGTCATCGCAACCACAATTTCGGAAGGTTTGAAACTACCACTCACAGACTTTAGGTCAACATAGGCAACGGTATTCGAGTATTCCCGGAAGTCTGTCACCACTCCACCGGCGTGTGATTCGGTTCCCAATACAAAATCACCAATCTCATAGTTGAGAGAGGATACAGAAGCAGAGTCTATAGTGGCGACTGTCATCAATGAGAACCTGTCAACGTCTGCTCCTGCTATCTTTCCGGCGTGTGATCCTGTCCCACCAATAATAGGATCCATCAAAAGGCTCCATTGACTATATCCATTCTCCACCGGGAATAGGGTGGGTTTCTGTGCTACGTCAGCAGAAACCACAGTCAAGTCTCTTTCGATGATGCCAGAGATCATTATCTTGCTTGGACGAATCTCCCTTATGGGATTTGAACCATGCCCACCGTCAGGGGAAATTTCTACATCCAAAGTGGGCTTGATTCCTGTTGGTACGGTGTCAACGATTGCAGAGGCGTATCGATATCCAGAACCTCTTTGAATCATAGAGGTTCCAATAATATTATTTGATTCGCTTATTGTATTCATAATAGCAACAGCATCGGCACTCGTTCCATTTCCATAGATGGATATTATGGGAAGAATGTCTAGGGAATCGCCACTATCAATGGTGATTCCAAATGACGACCCCATAGTGAGGGTATGGATTCCCGCGACCAACTCATAATTGCTGATTTTTCTAGACATTCCAGTGGCATTGCCAGAAGTGAAACGAACCTCATACCCCGAGGGGTTTCCTACTATAGCAGTCGCATCGACAGAAAGGCTTGTTGCGTTTCCACCAATAGTGGCAACCATTTTACCACCCGTGGTGTAGGAACCGAATCCTTGAGAGGTACCCCCAGATGTGCTGATATGATGGATAGCACCATCTACTGCATTGTATTGGACTTCATATTGGAGAGATCTTGCATCCGAGAAACGGTTTGCATTCTGTGTATCTACCTCTAGAGATCTGATTGGAATCAGTTCGTCTGTGGTGTAGTCGAAGAGATCGTCAGTGACGGTCATAACGTACTTCCACACATAACCATCATCTATTTTGATGTCATTCACACCGGCTCCGGTTGGAGTCGTTGTACTTTGTGCGCCTCCGTTGTTGTCAATACAGACATATACGTTGCCGTTTGGTGTGCTTACATAATGACCATTGGAAACAGAAGGATCGGTAGTGTCTATTGCATTCCCGATGCTGCTCATACTGTCAGTGTACTTCTCGTATACGGTTTCGTATTCCCAGTCGTTTTTGGGTGCCATTAGGTGTACATTCAAGTCCAAAATTCTTTTGGCAACAATTCCATTCTTCCATGTCTCTAGATCAGAATATCTACTAGCGTCATAATCCCCAGTTGGTCCCGGTGTTGGATGTGAAAGAATTAGATATAGACTATGACCAGAATCGACTTTGAACAAGTCTCGGATAGTGTTACACACGACAGACTTCATTGGGTTGATTGGGGTTGTTGTTTCAGACATTATACTATCCAGTTATCTTCCTAGTGAAATTTCGTACGTTCAATGTTCGGAAGTCGCTCGTTGCTCCCGTACATCCTATTGTTCCTGATCCAGAACACTCATTTGTTCTTGTGTTTTGGTCTATAATAGCAACAATATTGTGCCATGTATAACCACCAGAACCTCCATGAGTTAGTGTCCCAGAAGTAGAACCACTACCTGTATCTATACCAGATTTGCTGAACGGAGCATCAGTATACCACTCTACTAGTAATTGTTGCCCGGCGATACCTCCACCGTCATGGTATTCCGATTGTGTAAGAATAATTCCTTGTGCTTCTGGGAGATACTTCCCCATAGACTGAAAGATATAATCTCCTTCAACAAAATCTGTTTGATTTGGGCTTGTTGTGTAAAGGTAAGTCTGTGGATATCCTTCGTGAGTTTCACCCCCACCATAAGAAGTTCCGTCTATAGTTCTTGTGTTGGGATGTGGATATATCAGCCAATATCCAGCAGTTGCTGAGTCTCCTGATGTATGCACCATTTGATCGTATTGTGGCTCGTTCCCACCAGTAACACATCCATAATCAGACGTTCCACATTCACCGGGATTTCCTCCTGTACCCAGAGGTCCACTCGCACCCAGAACGTGGGCGGTAGCCCCAGAATCATCAAAGCCTGCTTCCAAGTCACCGCTAAACCCATATGGGAAGAGATCTGTGCTGCTATTGCTGTTGGAACGGAGATTCTCCCAAGTGTGTAGACTGAATGGGGTGTAGTGACCGATCAGTGGAGTCTCGAACTGGAATGTGATGCCCTCTGCTGTAGATGGAATTGCAATATCTGCTTTCAGCAACAGATCACCAAACACGATATACCCAGACGGGTGTACGAGTTTCTTTACCATATCTCTATAGTTCGTGAGAGGAAGTTCTGATCGAATCACATAGGAAAAGTCTTGGTAGTAGAAGTTATCCTGCAATTTGTTTGTGCTGGACAAAAGACCGTTGTCAGATAGATAGTATCCTCGGGTCGGATGATTTACTGCGCCTCCGGTCACCCCAAAGACAACACCCGTGCCGTTTTTAGATGCAATGGTCGTGGTGATGTCGTCAGTTGAACTGAAGTTGATTCCCCTATCAAGAAATTCGATTGCATTGACTGAACCATTCACATCAACACCCGAAACATATGCACGACCACCTCGTCCTCTACTAGACTCCATCTCAATAAGATCACCGATTGCATAATATGAACCCCCGGTGATAGCAGTAATGCTGTTTATTGCAGGGAGAACCTTCTCTGTGATTGGTATTGTACTGGTGGGGATGGAGAGGGGAAGTTCTTCGTCAAAAAAACCAGAGGGAGATATAATATTGAGGGCAAAGAAGTCATATCCCTTTCCGATGAATCGCGTGACCCGATCAACACCGGCAGAGGCTTCTCTCTTCCCAGACACTGGATTGTATTGTGATACAACGGACCCCGCTGATTCATAGATAGACGCTCCGTAGTTTGATGATACCAAGATTTGGTTTCCGACGCTGTATTCTCCACCTGAAGCCTTGATAATGTCCACTTTGGGTTCATAGACTTCTGCGTATTCGTTGTAGAGAATCCTCAAGAGGAATTGGATGCTTTGTGGAGTACCCTTGCTTGTATAGAACGACTTTATGTTTTTGAGAAGTGTCTTCTCGTTGAGTCCACTCCACAGGGTTTTCGGAACAGACTCCATGAATTCATTTCGCATTGCACTAAAGAACACATCGATACACTCATCGGTGTCTTTGTAGGACTGGAGATGATGAGACACATGGATCTCTCCTGCTCCCGTACCCCCATGCGTAACCCCCTTCTCCATCCACTCATAATATGTTCTCATAAAGTCAACGAACAGCGGATGTTCAAGACCAACGAACTCTGGGAGTTGGCAGGGCATAACCGTTGAGGTATAGTAGCCTGGGATTGGCTCCTCGTTCAACACATCCACAACAATCTCTTCTGGGGGATCACCCAGATTTATTCGGAGAGGAAGAAGCATCAGGTATAATCATTCCCCGTGCTGCTTAGGATGTTTCCTACATTGTCTGTATCAACCATATTTACACTAACCGAAGATGGGTCTAGAACATCGTATGTGATGATGGTGTTTCTTGGTGCAAATATGTCTGCATTTCTTGGTGTTGCTCGTACAGCAAGGTATGATTTGTTTCCGTCTATTGAACTCAAGATAATTCTGCTGATGGTCAACACACCTGTTTCGTAGTCTACGGTTCCTGCGTTCTCAACGAGAATACTACCTTTCTCTGGATCTAAGATCTGCAAGACACCTCTACTATCATCCGTGAGTTTACCACGCTTCACAGAACCAGTGCTATCGAAGAAGGTGAATGGATCGCTTTCAATTACCGAAACATGACCCGCGTGTGGGTTGTATATTTGGTTGGAGAAGTTGGTCGAATATCCAGTCGCCGCGGCGAAGTTGGGACGGATTCGTTTCTCCATAATAAACTTAGTATCGTTTCCGAGAATCGAATCGCTAGTATCATCGATCAGTGATTGGAGTTTGGATCGGAACAGATCAACATCAAACTTCTCTAGGTTGTTGTTTAGAAACTCTGTGATAAGACTCGTTATGAGGATTCTCAAGGCTTCCGAACTCACACCCGCATTCAACGAACTATATCTAACAGCAGAGTTTATTCTGACGTATGTGTAGTCTGGATCCACCACAACAGGAATAACACCAACCACACCTTTCGATTTCTTGAGCATCTTTTCAATAGATTTCTTTGTTGCATCAGTGATGATGGTTCCGCTGAAGGGTTTGATCGCAATCATAACTCGACCATACTGCGGAGGATCTTCGTCTTCACCACCATACACGCTAACACTTTCAAGACTTGTGAATTCTTGCATTACCAAAGACTTATAATCGGTTGTAGTGACTGCTCTATTTTGTGCTTGATATGTGAGGGGTGCGTTCATTCTTACAGAGTGCATAGTTTCGGATGGTGAACCGCCCTGTGCAATTGAAGTGACTGTGACATCTGCGACAGTACCCGCTGGTCCAGAGAATACTCGATTTCCTATTTTGTCACCCGATCCTACGCCATTTGCAAGAACGCCCTTGGTGATCATATATGAGATATAAACCACAGAACCATGTTCGGGTTTTACACCAAGCACATTATCACCGAAGTAAATTTCGTAGTTGCCCTTCCTGTTCTTCTGGAGGAAGTAGATCTTGTCACTTGGTCCGATGGACATAAGAGTTGTAGACTTCTTCCATGAGTCCGAGTAACCCTCGTCGTCGGTTGGTCCCTTTTGGACACGAATTTTGATGGTTGATATATCTACGTTCTTCTCTGGGATAACAAATTTGTTGCCCTCTTTGAGATTGTCGAACAAGAACTGAGAGAACTTGCGAGTACCCTCATAGATCTTGATACCAGTCAGGTGAGGTGCGGTTGAACTCGTAATCTTGTTCGGTGTGGTTGTAAAGAACGTGTGTCGTAATCCACCCTGAGCAGCAACAAACTCAGTATATGTTGGGAGATATGATCCAACTACAAAAGTATTATCTTCCAATTCGATGTCTATCTCTGCCATGGCAGAAGTGATAGATGATGGTGTGTACCCAAGCATCTTAGAGATTGAAGTAATCGATTCCTCTGCGACTGCTGTGTCGAGATACATCTCGTTGATGGACATATTGTTGTAGAATGCTTGGTACTGTGTGTTATATGCAAGGATATCAATGATCAACGATAGTGCAGATCCCTCGAAGTTGTAGTCTTTGAAGGTATCTGTTTGTCGAAGATGGTCTTTGAGACTGTCTTTGATTGAGTTGAAATCGATGCTGTTTACTGTGAAGTAGTCTTTAGCCATTAGCGTACCCTTGATAGTTGAATGTCCATTCCTACATCCTTATTTAGATGTCGAATGGAAAAGTAGATGCTGATTTTGAACTCATTTCTATCGACATCATCTGAGACCGTGACTTCGAGAATGCGAACTCTAGGTTCAAATTTTTCGATTGCAAAGATGATAGCCTTCCTGATTGTCATTGCAGTGAACGGCTCTGCTGGTTCAAACAATTGGTTTCGGATGTTTGCTCCAAACGGAATGTTGAATGGTCGTTCTCTATAGTTGGTTAGGACAATATTTTTCACAGATCTCTTGATTGCAACAACGTCCTCGACTAGAGGAACATCCCCTGTCAGTGGATGCCGAGTCATATTCAGATCGAAATCGGTGTATCTAGCCATCTTGGTACAATAATGCCTCCGCGTCTTTTGCTGTTGTTGTAATTTCTACAAGTGTAGATTCTTCATCCATCTCTTCCAGACCATCCCAGTGACACCACTCCACAAGAACGCAACCAATAACAGAGATCTTGCGAAGTCCGTAGATAGGATATAGGGTGTATGCGAGAGTCCCGCTCATATCCATCAGCCTCTTGAAGTAACTCTCGATGTCATCAGACACCATCACAAGAGAGTGGTCCTTGTGTTGAATTCGGCTAAGAAGTGGTAGCGTGGTGGTTGCAAGTACGTCCTGTCGGTTGGACTTGGACTCGGTGATTCCACGGGCTGTGGATTCGTGTGTGACGGACCACTTCTTCAAGGAACTGCCGTACGAGAGAGTTCCGCCATTATGGAACTGAAGGATACTCACTCGATCCGCACTTGACTTGATCCTCAACTCGGTCAGTGACTCAGTGATTTGGTTGTGTGCATTGATGTAGTTAGATCGGATAGGTGTCTTGTCTTTATTGTTCCGTTTGTTCAGCAGATTCTTCATAAATCCCCATGCCATCACTGCCCCCATTGCAGTCGCAGCAAGGAGCATTCCGAGTTCCATCCACGAACCGAAGATATCGATTCCCTGTACGTTGTTGGATACTTCGTTGAGGTCTACTGGTGTGATGATTGTCATAGTTCGGGGATCTCTGGTATTTTGTATTCTGAACCTATTCCAATGTTTGGTAGTTCGAGTTGGGGAATATTCTGAATCTTTTCTTTTAGGTCCGGTTTGGTTACAAGATCACCAAGGACTTTGTTGAAGTTTGATGATTGGTTCATGGATATCGCATTCTGACCGACACTTAGTTTATTTAGGTACTTTCCAGCGTCGTCGAAGGCTTCAATGTCACTACTTTGAGCAATCTCCATCTTACATCCAATGTCCTCAAGCGAAGTTATCATAGCGGTAATGGCAGTGGGATCAGTTAGGTCCAAGTTGCTTATGGAGTCGGCTATGCTCAGTGCGTCAGTTACCAACTTTTGTCCACCACCAGCGATACTCCCGAACATCTGTGAGAAGTTGTCTTCCACTGGCGCACCCGCCGCTGACATCATTGACTTTGCATCTGTGAAAGCACTTGCCATCCCCGCTACACCTGTGATGTTTGGAAGACCATCTTCTCCTACCTCCAGATTGACTCCACTTAGTCTTTCTGTGTGTCCCTTGAAGGAACCTACCTGAGTTTGCAATGCTTGTGCTTTTGCTAGAAGATCTTCGGCTCCGACTACACCTTCCAAATACCCTACTATGTCTTCGCCATTACCCACCGCACTTGTCAACTGTGATGTGATACTACCAATATCGGCACCAACCGGGTTTTTGAAGCCAGTGTCTCCATCAAGAAACCCCTGAAGGATGCTTTGTTCTTCAGTGCTGATGACTCGCTGGAACAACGAGACTCCATCGGTACTAAATTGTTGGTGAATGAAATTTTCGCAAGACATTTCCTATCCTCCTACAAACACATTTTGTGAGCCCATAATTCCTCGATATCCGCAAGTGGTGTAATCATCTTCTCGGCATACCGGAATACCATTGACGTATACACTGCCAGATGCTTGAGTCATTTTGTGGATGCCACTGTAACGACACCAACCAATTCCCATTCCACCCCGTGTATGATGCCAAATATAGTCACCAAGAACGATGGGTCGGATGTTATTCACAAACACATTGCTCACTTGATGTGTGCGTGGGTGTCCGTGGTAAATCGATTTGATTACCCATGAGTCGTCGTGAAGTAATACGGGAGATCCCATTATCCCACACTCACCCTTTCTACCAGTCCATCATGTCCAACTGCCCCAACAGAACGTCTATTCGTGAATGACATATTTTTGAATGTTGTTGGTGATGCTGAAGCACGACAAGCGGCACCTCCACCCGCAACTCCATTGAGTCGAAAGTCCTCGTTGTCTACATCAACAAAAGGATCAGCAGTAAGATCAATATTGTCATAGGTGGTGTTGGTAGCATCAAATCCAGATATATGATTTGAAGAACCACCCATGTTTCCAACCGCATTCCCCACAATAGAAATACCTACGGTGCCGAAATCGCCTTCTGCGGCTTCATTTTGAATTCCTATACCACCACCGTCACCATAAATGAGATTGTTTTTCACCAAGAAACACACTGCCTCATTATCAGAAAAGATTTCTTTGAA